TATGAATATTCAAATCCTCATATGGTTAGGTTTATGAAGAAAAAGTATGATATGAGTGAAATAGCCTATTGGGATTATCCTTGGGAGATTGAAGCATATGGCCGTCAGTTAGGTTTGTTTATTCGGTGGTGTGAAACCGTTATTCGGTGGTGTGAAGAGGATATGTTAGAAGATGCATGATAAACCTCTTTGGTGAAGTAATACTTGCGGGATTTTTCTTTTTCACTCCCGCTCAAGCAGAACCTGTTGATGATAATCGTCAACAGGTTATTGATGATTCTGTTACATGTCTTGCCCTCAATATGTATTATGAGGCAAGAGGACAAGGAACAGCCGAACTGCTTGCTATTTCTTATGTTGTATTGAATCGTGTAAAAGACAAGAGATTTCCTGATACTATATGTGAAGTTATAAAACAAGCTCCGATTAGAGAAAGTTGGAAAAAGGATGGTACGTATTATCCTATTCGGAATCGTTGTCAATTTTCTTGGTATTGTGATGGTAAAAGTGATATTCCTAAAAACAAAAAACTTTATGAAAAATTATTAACACTTTCAAAAACAATAACATTTAAAAAAACGGATTCTTTTATAGATATAACAGATGGTGCATTATTTTATCATGCACATTATGTAACCCCGGCTTGGGCAACAGTGAAATATAAAACTGCACGTATTGGTGATCATATTTTTTACAGATGGGATTGGCCTATAGACAGGGTGCGCCCCGTTTATAACAAGTAATCTAAAAACTTCAGAGAGATATATATTGTGGGGGGATAAGTAATATGCGAGAGGATAGAACAACTTATATAATCAGAAAAATGCGAGAAACTCATGAACCTATCATGTCAGAAACAGATATTTTGAAAAAGAATATTCGAGATTTACAAGAACAATTACAGAAATCTTATATTAAACAAAAATCATTTTTAGATGAACTTCACAAACTACAAAAAAGAAAGACACTCGCTCTTACAATGGAAATGAAACAATTAAATTTTGATTTTAACCCCTCTGATGAAAAATAAACGGATTTACAATGCCCACATATACATTTTTTAATGAGCAATCTGGAGTAGAGTGGGATGAGTTTTTTTCCATGTCAGAAAAGGATGAGTTTTTATCAAAAAATCCACAGGTCAAACAAGTACTTCAGCCTATAGCAATTGCTGGCGATCATTTAATGGGTGTTGGACCTAAAGTTGATGGGGGGTTTACAGAGAATATGCAACGTATTGCTGCAGCTCATCCAAACTCTCCTCTTGCAGATAAATTTGGTGGTAGCACTATGTCTCATCAAGAGATAAAAACCAGAAGCGCGATTGATAAACATGCTAAAAAAGTTGAAAGAAGTGGTTGGTCTGCTAATAAGAACTCCACAAAATAAATATAAATAGAATGGTACAGGCGAGAAATACAAACTTCAGCACCGATGCACTGCATTGTAGGAAGCTGGGAAGTCCCTCCGCCTATGTACCAGAGGGGGGTGTTTGCTGGAAAGTCCTTTCCAAGTCGGAAATGCCTCCCTCACCCTTTAAAGGGAAATATAATGGCCAAAGCTAAAGTTAAAGAAAATAAAAAAATTAATCATATTGATTTAGTCGCAATAAAACCAATCGGCGATAATCAAAAACAGGTTTTTGATAGTTGGAAAAAAGGACTACATCAATTTTTGTTTGGTCCTGCTGGAACAGGTAAAACCTTTATATCGTTATATCTTGCTCTACAAGATGTTTTTAATCTGAAAAAACCACAGGAAAAAGTAATATTAGTACGATCACTTATGCCTACTAGAGACATAGGTTTTTTACCTGGCGAGTCTGATCTTGGTGAAGCTAAAGAATTACTATATCAAGTTCCATATCAAAACATGGTTAAATTTATGTTCAAGATGCCAAATGAACAACAATTTAATTCATTGTATTATGAGCTAAAGGAACAAGGTTCTTTGTTCTTTATATCGACTTCTTTTTTAAGAGGAATAACGTTTGATAACGCAATCATTATAGTAGATGAGTGTCAGAATTTAAGTTTTCACGAGCTCGATACCATCATTACAAGAGTTGGCCAAGATTCAAAAATTATTTTTTGTGGAGATTTCGGTCAGTCTGATTTGGTTAAAACACACGAAAGAAATGGTTTGCATGATTTTCTTAGAATCTTAGGAGAGATGGGAGAATTTAATTGTTTAGAATTTAGTATAGGGGATATTATACGTTCTGGTTTTGTTAGAAGTTATTTGATTAACAAAACTAAACTTGGCCTGGTTATAGAATAATGAATGTTGATCAACTACGAAAAGATCTAGAAATTGATGAAGGAATGATTTCTGAAATTTATCTAGATCATCTTGGTAATCCCACTTTTGGTATTGGCCATCTTATTAGGTCATGTGATCCTGAGTTTGAATGTGAAGTTGGTACAGCTATCAGCGAATCCAGAGTTATTGCTGCATTTGAAGAGGACATAAAGACTGTTTTATCTGATTGTGAAAAATTATATCCAGATTTTGATGATTTACCAGAAGAAGTTCAATTAATAATTGCGAATATGATGTTCAATATGGGATATACAAGATTGAATAAATTTAAAGGAATGAAACGTGGCGTAGATGCTAGAGATTGGAATACAGCCGCAAATGAAATGGTCGATTCTCGTTGGTATCGTCAAGTTACCAACAGAGCAGACCGATTAGTGACAAGAATGAGAAGCGTATGACATTTAATCATGTACCAGTGAAATTACCAGAATTAAAAACCAAAACAATAGACAGGAAAAGATTTTACATCACTCCAGAAGGAGCAGAGTATCCATCTATTACGACGGTACTTTCCTCTTATAAAAAAGAGGGGCTGTATGAATGGCGTAAAAGGGTTGGTGATCAGGTTGCAAACTATGTTGCTGGAAAAGCAGCAGCTAGAGGGACTAAAGTTCACCATATGTGTGAAGATTATCTTAATAACAAATATAATCTATGGGAGGATCCTTCATGGGAAAAACATAAAAAAGATTTCCTGCCCTATTGCTTATTCGGACAATTAAAAGAACAAGCATTGTGTAATATAGATAACATATATGCACAAGAAGCGGGGCTTTACAGTGATAAATATAAAATAGCGGGTAGAGTTGACTGTATTGCGGAGTATAGGGGTGTATTGTCAGCAATAGATTTTAAAACCTCAACTAAAGAACGTAACGATGAGTGGAATGAAAATTATTACATTCAAGGTTCTGCCTATGCAGAAATGTTCGGAGAAAGAACAGGGATTGATATTTCTCAGGTAGTAATTTTAGTAGTAACAGAAGATGGCACAGTACAAGAATTTATAAAAGAAAAAGGCCCGTATCTAAATCATCTGTTAGAAGCAATTAAGGATCGTGATGGTTTATACAGAAAGTATAAGAAAGAAGGTGTGGGGTAGTTAATAATATATTTCATATAAATATATGTAAAAGAACGTATAAAGAGGTCACAGAATACAATGAAAACAACAATTACTCTTTTATTATGTTCCTTATTGATTGGTTGTCAGGCCACTAATACTAATACATTATCAGTGCCAATCACAGTGATGCCAGTAGATGAAAAGAAAGCAAATGAAAATGTAGTATATCAAATGATGAAGCCTGTTTTATGTACATCTACTAAAAATGCTAAAACTGGAATAAATAAAGCAGAAGAAAAAGCTTTTGCTGCTTGGACATCTTTATCACAAGATTTTCAAGTGGTTATGCTTATCAATAGAGAAAAAGAAACTATTACTCTTTTAGAGTATGTTGGCAATGACTTAGCTTGTTTCCTGTCTATAGGAAGAGATATATATATTACAGACGCCCCACAATTGCCTACTAAGGGTCGCAACATAGGGTTTAGATTGGAGAAATAAATGTTAAAACGACTATTAGTGTTGGTTGCTCTTGCAGCTAGTATAACTTTTCACTCCGTTATGGCAGAAAGTCTAAAAACGGAAACGGAAGCGCCGGTAAAGAAAATTACAGAAATGCTTTATCCCACTGTGATGATTGATTTACCTAAAGGTGCTGGTTCTGGAACTATTATTTTTAGTAATAATAGAAGCCACAAATCTTGGAAAGATGAGGGTGTTTGGACACTTGTTATAACCAATCACCATGTTGTTAAAGAAGCTATCAGCATTAGTGAAGAATTTGATCCTAAAAAGGGCAAATCACTAAAGGTAGAGACTCGCAGGCCGCTACATGTTCGTTTGTGGGATTATAACGACTATAGTACAGCTGTAGGAACCACAGGCCGTATAGCACGTATTGTTGCATGGGATAAACAAGGTGATCTTGCATTACTGCGTTTGGATGATCAAGAACGTGTAATAAGAAATATCGCACATCTCTGGCCAGAAAATGTTGGTGGGCCATACCTATTTCAAACAGTATGGGCAATTGGTAGTGGTATGGGTAATCCCCCCTATCCGACCCAGGGACTATTAAGCGGTATTAGTGGCAAAGATCAGGCCGGCCGAGCTTTATATCTATCTAGTTCTCCCATCATTTTCGGGAATAGTGGTGGATCACTTTGGGCATATAGTAAGAAACGAAATCAGTATGAATTGATTGGTATTCCATCAATGGCCGGTGCTTACGGTTGGGGGAGTATTATACCTCACATCGCTTGGTCTAGACCTATTTCTGAAATTCGTTCATTTTTGAGAGATAATGGGTTTGGATTTGTCCTTGGTGACAAAGATCAACCGAAGCCAGAGGAAAAGGATAAAAAAGATAAAAAAGAGGATTGACTTAAAGGCTAATATGTGGTATAAATATAATACAATTTGATGATACGGATTGAAAGACGTACAGGACTTGGGGGCAGTACCCAACGCCTCCACCAAAAGGACACTTGATGAATAAGATAGATGAATACAAGAATAAGATTAATTACAATGTTTGGGAAGATATTGCTCCTCTAAAAATAAGAGATAGGCGAGAAGACCCCAAAAAGATTGAAGCTATTCGTAAAGTAATTCTTGGGTGTTCTTCTGATGGGGGCGAAATTTAGGATCGACTGGCGTGGAATAGAAAAGTGGAGAATTGTCGGGTGACTCCGTTATTGGTCAAATACGTAAATGCAAATGATATTTTTGCAGCAGACAATGTAGTTTATGCAAACTTCGGCTTGCAGAAGGCTGCTGTCTCTTACGAGGATTATGCACTAGCTG